AGTTTTACCAGCAGCGCTGGCAAGCTCATCAAGCAGGGCGTTACGAGTAACAACACCGCTGTCGTAGAAAGCCGTCTTTTCTGGGCCATTTACGGGAGGCAAGTCCCGGAATACTGTGACATCAATGATGTCGCTTAAACGTGTAGTAGCCATTGATTAATTCTCCTATCGTTGGCCGTAATAGTCATTCTTTAAGCGCTCATACTCAGATGGGCTTTCAGCCCGCAGTTGACTGAGTTCTGCGCCTGTCATTTCAGAAAATGATTTATTGCTTACGGCCCCGCCGTTGTCTGATCCAGAGGCTCCGCCTCCAGTCGCCCCGCTCCCATCCACAAGGAACGGATACTTTTCTCGAAGGTGAGTAAGAACTTTCTCCTTCTCCACCGGCACACCGCCTAGCTCAAAGACGACACCATCGTCTGAATACTTAGCGTACTGTGCTGCCTTCTCCTGTAGCAGTTCACTACGAGCTGTGTCGCGTGTAAGCTCTGAAGCAAGTTTTGTAGTCTCTGCGTTGATAGTCTGCTTCTGGATGCGACTGTTGAACTCTTCAAACCGCTCTTGAAGCTCTCGCTTCGATTCTTGCTCGCGCTCGTACAGCTCACGGAACTGTTCTTTCTCTTTAAGACGTTCTTCTTCTTGAGTCTTCTGTAGCTCTTCAAGCTCCTTAGCTTTCTGAGTAGCAGATTTCTTCTCGCCTAAAAGCTCGTCTACTTTGTTCTTTAGACCTGACACCTGATCTTCAATCATGCTTTTGACTTCAGCTTCGGTGTAAGTCTTTCCTGTTTCTTTGATCTCCTCAGCTACGTTGTCTTCCGCTTGCTGTTGGATTTCTTGTTCACTTGCTGCCATATCTATAAGCCCCTAGCTTACTGTTAGTGTCCGACCTCAGGTCGGGTGGTTAATCTGCTGGAGTGGCGCGTTGCCAAGCCAGCGGATTCTTCTCTCTAAGCTCTTGTAGGTTGATCTCTGCTCCATCTGAATCGATGAAGTCGTTTGCGTTTAGACCACCTTGCTTAAATAATTCGTACTTCTGTTCGCCGTTGCTGTACTTACGAAAGAACTCTCTTTGGAAGTCAGCGGGTTGATCGTTAAGCCAACCACTAAAAGTCTTTCTGCTGGACACTTGCTGTACGCCATCTGCCCCAACAGCAGGGCGACTGCCTTCTAGCCCTGATAGCACTGAGCCTTCTCTTGGCTGTGCTACTCTGATCGACCGACAGTTGTAATGCAGTGGTGGCTTCGGGCCTTGGTCAACCTCGAACACTTGTCCATCAAAGCCAGAGCAAGTCGGTGTTGTTCTTACATCCAAGGTAGCGACAAACTTCTCGCCGCTCATAAACTCTTTGTTCTCTTTGACAAACTCTTCACGCGCTACTGTTGCTGCGTGGTTGACTGCTGTTTGTACAACAGTGCGAGCTTGTGCTCTTGTTCTGCCTGTTACCTTCTGCCCGATGCGTCTAGCGATCTGATCTGGTGTGTCGCCTGAGATAAAGCCAGCAGAGATAAGATTCTTAATCTCTTTCTTGTTTGACTGGCTAAAAGTCTCGACCATCTGATTGATAGATAGCGATTGCCTTTGTCCCCCAATCAATATCTGTGCAGATGTACCTGTTACCGCTGCTGTCAATCTTTCTTTTGGCGGTACAGTTGTCTCTGCTGTGAGCACCTGATCTAGCGTGTCTTTCTGAAACTCAATCTCACCATCAGTGAACTCAGAGATTCTTTCTAACAAGCCCTCAGAGAAGCGCTCTGTGTTTCCCTGTACGATGCTATCAATCGAGCTAAGAAGTGTGCCTAAGCGGCTTCTCTGGAACTCTGTGCCTGCTTCTGCTAGCCGACTTTGCAAGTCTCTGCGTAGCTGCTCTAACACTTCGTCTAACTCTCGCGATACACCCCTTGATGCTCGCTGAATCATTATCTGCCGACGAGTTATTGCGTCAGCAAGAAAGTCCTCTGCGCTCATAGCGGCTGAGTAGCGTTCTCGCCGTCAATTTCTTCGTCATCCATCTCTTGTGGAATATGCAAGCGACCCTTGCGGATGGATTCTCTCTGGATTGAACGTGAGATAACACCAACATCACCTAACTGAATCAGCGCCATAAGCTGCTGTGCGTCTAGGCTGGTTTCCCAGAAGTCAGTGTTCAGGTCGTACCGGATGTCTTCGACATTCTGCATACCCATGAATCTAGCAGCATCCATCAGAGCGCCAGTGAGAGCGTATGACAGGTTATTGACCACTTGGTCTAGAGTGCTGCTCTCTGCACTAGCGTTGATCCTTGCTGCCTCTGCTGTCTCGCCGGGGCCGCCACGTTGGATCAGTCGAGCACCGATGCCGACCATCTCTTTCTCTTTAGCTTCTTTGAGCTGCACTAACAAGTTGCGCTCTTCAGGCTGCACCAGTTCTACACTGCCGCCTTGTGTGATTATTCCTGTTCGACTGCCTAGCTGTACGCCGTTAGGATTCTGCTCTGCAAAGACATCAGGCGCAGTCTCGCCAATGTTTAGATGCAGCGTAGGCTGCCCTGTGATGAACCCAGCTTCTTCAAGATCGGCGTTGTTACGATAGTGTGCTACGTTAAGCACAGACAGATCGTACAAAGGCGCATCATCAATGTCGGGTAAGTTGTTCTCACTGCCTACAATGTAAAGCGGAATGTGATCGAATGGTGATCCACCTGCCATGCGTGGAATGAACTCAGGGGCAATCGCACTGCCGCCATCATCGTACATCTGCTGTGTGTACACACCATCACGAAGACGAAGTACACGGTAGTGCTTAACTACATCGTGATCGAACTCGTTGCTATTGTTCTCATCTTGTACAAGCTCAACCAGAACTGCCAACGTAAGTACACGGCGTCCGTTGATCTTCTCGTATTTCCAGTTGATAAATGACTCTGCTTGATAAGGCAGCACCAAGGGACGCGCCCCGATGTTCTGCTCTGTCTCAAAGTCAATGCTGTCGTTTATCGTTGGGTAGTCAATCAAGATGCAGTGACGGCCTGTGTCTAGTACACCGCCAAGCGCTTCCTTTGCAATGTGCTCTAAGCTAGTGCCGCTACCATCAGCGTTGAAGATCAGCTCTTCCATCTGCTCAGGTAGCTCGTAGCTAGGGTCTTTACGAAAGACCATGCCTGACATAGCTGCGCGAGTTCTTCCTGTAACACCTAGATAGTAAGCACGATCTACATAGCGCTTGTATCGCTCAGGGTCTTTAGGTGTAAACTCAGGTAGGTAGCGCTCAGGCGCACGTTTGATTGCGCTCTCGCCTTCTACAGCATCGCGCACTAATCGCCACTTGGGCGAGAATGTTTGATAGTCGGGATGTAGCGTCTTAACTGACATCGAGTATCCTTAAATGGCGAACTTGATCGACACGTCGCTGACTGGCTTTCTTACTGGCATCTCGTATGCGATAACGTAAGTGCCTGCATCGTTCATGTGATCGTGGCCGCTTGTTTTGTCTGGCTCACCGTTCTTATCGTATGCTTGCTGCTCTAGGCAGCGGGTGAACTCTGGGCATGTCTTGCTGTTGACTTTAATCAAACCCTGCTCAAAACCTGTGTTCGCACTGATTATGCGATCCTTGACTGCTGGGTTTCTCTTTGGCGCTCTTACAGATAGTCCTGCTTGCTGTAGCAAAGCTATATCTGATTGCGATGCGTTGACTGTTTTTCTGCTAGTTCCAGAAGCGTCAGGGTACACACAGATGGTATGACCTTCGTAGCGCTCTTGCAGATGCGAGATAACTGCTGGTGTATCGTATGCGTCAACGACTTCTGATACGGCGTGTAGCTCTTCGCCTCGTCTAACATAAATGACAGCAGCCATCTTTCCGACGTTGAAGTCCATACCCACATACAGTCTTTCTCCTTGTGCAATCTGCTCTTTGCTGTTGCAACGGCCTCGGTCAAACGACGAGTAGACTGTACCGCTTGTTAAGTTGACGAAGCGCCCCTCGATGTAGGCATCTGCTAGGGCTTCTGGGTAGCTCTCTCTGAGGCTTGCTATGTAGCCTTCAGGCAAATAAGGATTGCTATAGCTAGGTGCTGTTACAATCCCATAATCATCTGTCTTGTTCTGTATCCAACGCCAGTGAGCAAACTTAAACCCCTCTGGCGTGGTGTATGCTGATGCTTGGTTGAACGGATCGTTCATGCCCTTCGGGCGCTGCCTGTTACGGGCAATGATCTTGTTCCAAGCATCTTTAGCGTGTTCTGTTCTTAGCGTATCTAGCTCATCAACGTGAGCTGTGTAGCTTTCGTAACCGACGATGCGCTCTGGGTTATCCAGTGTCCTTAAGATAAAATCACCCCAGCGTGTAGTCGAGGTGTAGATCGCATTATCTTGTCGGTTGTATCTGTGCTCGATGCCGTGTTCTGTCAGCTTCTCTTGCAACCTAGCTGCTGTTATCAATCGCACCAGATCGTATGTTGGTGCGTAACATGCAACGAGTGCATCAGCGCTTTGGCAAGCATCTATCATCGCTGCTGCGATCAGTGCTTCCGACTTACCAGCTCCGTACCCAGCGCAGAATAATCGGTAGCGAGCGTTAAGTGTTAAGAAGTCAGCCTGTGGT